GAGTTGGCATTGAAGCATTTTGTACTACTGGTGGAAGAGTAATCATATTTGTTTTACTTCTTGATGGTGGAGTTGGCATAGGACCTTTATAATCACCTCTTTGAATGGCACTTTGAAGATCTCCACCAACTGGTTTTGGACTCAACATATCGCCAACTACGGGCATGACTGCTAATCTAATATTTGATTTTACAGCAGCGGTTGTAAATGTTCTAAAAGATCTTGATGCAGATCTTCCCATTGTTGGAATTGTCGTCGCAAACGATCTTAAAGGTCTTTCTACAGCCTGACGAATCGCTGGTGTTGGTCCAGTCTTCACCATATTTGGAGTAAATGCTTTGAATGGATTCCACCCACGATATCCAGTAGCACCAGATTTAAATGCTTTATCGCTTCTAGTAATTTGTTTAGCGTCATCCCCAAGTAAAGTTGTTGGGTCTGGATTTTTCATAAAGTATTGCTTTATTCCACCAAATTTTGCTTGATTTTCATTTGGCACTCTAACATCTCTACCTTTGTTCCACCAATTCATTAATTGTCCAACCATACCACCGTTCTGAGCCAATTGAATATTATTTGCAAATTTTGGTTTGTTTGCGTTTGGACCACCAAACATTCTATTCAAATTAAGAAGATTACCAGCACCAATTGCTCTTACAGCAGCACGATTCATTACAACTTCGCCTGGTTGCAATGCAGTTAATTGCGTATCAGGGCCCGCACCAGAAATTTTCAAACCAGTATTCTTATCGATAAATCCTCCAGATTCAAATAATTTAGGAAATAGTCTTGGAGATCCATCAGGATTTCTTCCATATGGAGCTTCTTGATTCTCTTTTACTTCCTGTGCGGATTTTTTCTTAGAATTAACTTCTGGTACACGTCCAGGTGCAACTCCAGGTACAGTTCCTTCATATCCAGTTAATCTATATTCTTTTCCAGTTACCTCCCGCATCTTTGCAGCACCAAGTTCACCAAGAGCAGTTACTCCCGCAGCAGCTGCAACTAATGGAAATCTAAATGCAAGTTTTGCAATTTCACCAAGAACAGTTCTTATAAAATTTCCTAGTGGAGTAAAAAATGCTACTGCTGTACCAAGTAAAGCAGGCCAAAAATCTTTAACAAACTGACCTAAAGCAGCGACTTTATTTTTATTCTCCGGGTTCGCTAACCAATTCAGTGATTCATTAATTCCTCTACCGAGAAAAGTGTAAAATAGATAATTGTAGATTGAATCGAGTATTCCTCGAACTGGAGCAAATAATTTTTTAGCTGCAGATACAACTTTTTTTGCACTTGCTTCTAAAGATTCTTCTCTTTTTCTTCTTCTCTTATTTTCTTCGTCCTTTCTATTTTCCTCTGCTTCTTTCGTATCATCTTTACTCTGATCACTCAGATTGTCTGAGATTGATTCAACAGTTTTACTGATGCTCTCTAAAGATTTTACGATTGGGGCATATCCAACTCCCCTTGCAGTGGGAAGAAGTTTCTGTCCTATTCTTCCAACAGATGTTATATTATTGACGTTGATTGCTTTTGTTTTAAAACGACCAACTTTTCCACGAATTCTTTTTCGTTCGTTTGCAAGAATTGCTTGTTCTTCCGCAGGTAAAGTATTTTTCCCTTTAACTTGCGCTTCTTTTAAAAGGATTAAATACGTATCATAATCGAGGTCAAAAGCCTCCTCAAGACCAATTAGTCTTAGAATTCTAGCATCAATAGTTTCTGTAACTAATTGGTCACGCATTTTGTTGTTGCTTAAGTCTCTCTTCTTCTAAGTGCTGTTGTAGCAAACCAACGTAGATGTCTCGTTCCCAAGGCATCATGTTTTCTATTTCAGTTAATGAATATTTATGGTACTGAATAAGAGAAAAATTAAGTTTATAGTATGAGGCTAGATCCATGTGGACCAGGCCTATGCGAAAAAATTGGAAAGACCCTCCAGAACCACTTCGCTCTCTACACCACTCTTTGGATTTTTAATCTTTACTGTATGAGACAATTTGGGCATTGTCTCAAAGAACTTTTCAATCTGCTGGAACTGTGCTGCATTCATTTGATCAAGAAAATCTATTAATTCTTTCTGAGTTACATCAGAAGAACTCCAAACTTCATCTCCTTGATAGATCTTATCGATACACGAAGCAACAAGATCAAATGATTGATCCATTAAATTTGAACCAGAGAAATCAAAATTATTTTTAATGAATTGTTCCAATGATGGATACTTCATTTCCATCATGATCGAGTCATCAACTTCAATTTGTTTGTTATGATCTTTGTTCTTGACAACCTTAATGTCATCTACAGAAATTGTCACAGGAACAGTAATATCTTCATCGTCGGGGCAAATGACGTTAACTTCAATCTCTTCTCCTACAGATTTGCCACGAATATTAAGGAAAAGATATTCGATATCAAAAGTTGGAAGTGATTCAATCTTCACTCCTTTTGATAAAATGCAGTTTTTGATGACAGTTTTGATTGCTGTCGAAATTTCTTTCATGTTCTCCGATTCCAGTGCGAGAACAAGAAGTTTTTCTTCTCTGACTAAAAATGGTCTGTATTGAATTGTTTCTCCAGTTGAAGGCAAATCCAACTCATACGTTGGCGTAGAAATCTTAGGTAAAGGCATGATGTATTATGATGTATGTGAGTATTTATTATGCGATTGGAGCAGTCGAAGTAATACTTCCTGGCAAATCGTTCAACCCAGCAGTAACTTCGTTTTCAGAGTAAGCATAATTATTTTCGATCAAATATTTGGTGTAAGCAAAAGATACTGTGCATTTAAGTAAAGTGGAAGAATCATAAGAAACTGGCATTGAATTAATGCTTATTGGAAAAGCTTTAAAAAATTGATATCTTAATGTTGATGAACTTTCTACACTTCCAACCGATCTTTCAAATTTTGTAATGTAAAGAGAATCCGTTTGATAATCTTTTGGAAATCTCATTCTATAGTTATATGCTGCGGATTTAAAATTTCCTGCAACTTGCTCATCCGAAATATATGATATCCAACCCTCAAAAAAATTAATTACTGAATAATCATGCCCAACGTAAAAAGTAAAATCTGCTCGATCATCATATGATCGACGATATGCATGTCTTTCGGTTACGCCAGTATAATCATTATTGATTTCATTTGTGAGTAATGAAGACCCAGGTAAAGATGCTTCAGAACAAGACAACTGCAAAGTTTCGTTTACTGAATTATAACTTATCCCAGCTAACCCGGCAGATTGTTTTTGCTTTAACCAATCATCTAAAGTAATTCCAAGTTTTCCTTCAAATCCTCCAGGTATTCCAAATTCACAAAGAAAATGTGAAGTTAGAGCAGGACGAAGTAGTTTAGCCTTTAATTGACTTACGGTTACCTTTGTAGGTTGTACTGGCATCTATAAATAGATTTACTTATATATTATGTATATGGGTAATGGCAGAAAGTATTAAGAGTCGCTATCAACCATCATATCCCAATAAGTACCAAGGTGATCCAAACAATATTGTTTGCAGGAGTAGTTGGGAACGGGTGTTTTGTCGCTGGTGTGATTTGAATGAGAATATTATAGCATGGGGATCCGAAGAAATTCGTATCAAATATTATGATCCTGTGAGAAAAAAAGTTAGAACTTATTTTCCAGATTTTATCATCAAAGTCAAAGAAAATAATGGACAAATTAAAAAATATATTATAGAAATTAAACCCAAAAAACAAACTCGCCCACCTAAACCACAGGCAAGAGCAACTAAGTCATATATTAATGAAATTTATACTTATGCAACCAATGAAGCAAAGTGGAAGGCTGCAGAAGAGTTTTGTAAGGATCATATGATTGAGTTCAAGATCATCACAGAAGACGAACTCGGAATCAAGTAATGGCATCTTCAAGAGTCGAAAAATTAAAAAGAAAACTAGATGGTTCTGAAGATGCAGAACTTATTATGATGAATATTCTTGAAGTTTTTACAGAATCTGAATTTATTCCTGACGTTGGCAAATATTATACCTTTATATACATACCAAAAACAAAAGAAATTACATACGATGAGCATCCTTTGGTTGCAGTAACTGCTGTAGAACGATGGGGATTCAAAGGAATTAACTTTCATTGGGAAATGGCAAGACAATATACCTGGCAGGAAGTCGCAGGAAAGATGCATGTAATTCGAAATAATGAGATTGAGTATCTTCGTTCATTGCCTTATGCCAAAATCATCACTAAATAGGTAAAAACCATCTAATGGCAGATCCCATTCAAACTTTACAATACCAAATGTCTCCTTTACCAGGAATTATAAGGAGGTATCAAACTGATGTAAATAAAAGAACTGGTGCATCAATAACGTATGATATTACGAATATTGGACAAAAAACACCAATACTCCAATCTGATCCTGCAGTGGTAGGTGGAAATCCAACATATATTCAAACAATCGTTGATTCTTATACATCAACATATTTAAATTTATCTGAAACAGATAAAAATTTTTTATTAAACCAATTAGGACCACAAGCAAATAATCAGAGAGCTGCATTTGTCAACAAAAATTACACTGCTACACAAAGACAACAATTATTTGCTGGTATGCCAAAGGCAAATAATGTATCAAGTCAAGGTTCTAGCGACCCTTTACAAGGAGCACCAAAACCAACTGACCCGGCAGATGGCGGAGCTCCCATTCGAACATCTATTGCAGGAACTGAACAAAAAGAAGGAAGTTATAAAAATTGGGTATATCCAACTGGTTTGTCGCAAAATAAACAGGACTTCATTGAATTTCAGATGATTGAATATGGCGGTCTTAAAGGAAATGCAATCCGAACAACAAGTTTTGGTTTAGAGGATCGTCAGTTTGGTACAAATCCAAATGGTACATTAAAAATTTTAGGACGAGTTTTTCTACCAATTCAACCAACAATTTCAGATATTAACACTGTTGATTGGCAAAATGGTGATATTAACCCACTACAATTATTAGGCGCCCAAACATCTTTAGGTACAATAACTGGAACAATGAAAGAAGCAGATTTTTCTGCACTTAAAACCCAGTTTGCCGGTAACGATGCAGTGCTAAAATATTTGCAACAATGGGCTGCAGGCAAGGCAGTTGGTCTCAACATTTTCTCAAGATTCTCTGGAGCTGTTGTGAATCCAAATTTAGAACTTCTGTTCAATGGTCCACAATTAAGACCATTTAACTTTAATTTTAGATTATCACCAAGAAGCGATGAGGAGGCAAAACAAGTCAAAGGTATCATTCGATTTTTCAAGCAGGGAATGGCAGTTAGAAAAAGTTCCGCTGGAGCAGAAGGTTTATTTCTAAAAGCACCAAATGTTTTTAAGATTATCTACAGAAATGGAAATGCTGGCAATAAGGAACATACGTCAATCAATAACATCAAAATTTGTTCATTGACTCAATGCGGCGTTGATTATACTCCAGATGGTTCTTATGCGACCTTTGCTGATCCCGAAGCAACCATGACTCAATATGGATTAACTCTTCAGTTTAATGAACTTGAGCCAATCTTCAATGAAGATTATGGTGAACCAGGAAGCAAACCATCAGTAATCGGATACTAAAATGTCAAAACCTTACTTTAGACAAGTTCCAAACTTCGAATACATTAGTCGTAACAAAGACGAGAAATACATCTCGAACTACGATAATGTAAAAAATCTTTTTAAAAGAGGAAAGATTCGTGAGGACATCTTTGGAGATTTGTCATTCTTTACCAAATATCAAATCATTGGTGATGAAAGACCCGACAACGTTGCATACAAGTTTTATAAAGAGTCCACTTTAGACTGGGTAGTTCTGCTCTCAAATAATATTCTGAATATTCAAACAGAATGGCCAATGACTCAATATACCTTTGACAAATATTTGATGGAAAAGTATGGTGACGAAAGCACCTTATATAGCGGCATTCATCATTATGAAGCGGAGGCAATTCTTACAACACAAGGTATTACAATCATTCCCAAAGGACTTGAAGTTCCCGCTGGTTATTCTGTCACCTATTTTGATTATGGTCTCCAAGCGGAAGTTACTAAATCCAATGTTGGCCAACCCATAACCAACTACGAATATGAGAATCGTATTCAAGAAGATAAAAGAAATATTTTCTTACTTAAACCACGATATCTGAATGTACTATTCAATGATCTCGACAATATTATGCCATACAAAAAAGGTGGAGATCAGTATGTGAACTCCACCTTGAAGAAGGGTGATAATATCAGATTATTTGAGTAATCACTCGTCAACCAGTTTCTGGAAATACTTCATCGCATCATCTTCATCCTCATCGTCAGAGACTGACAGATTGGGAAGAGAAGGAGAAGATTTGCTCTTCTGATAGGATGCTTCCAGTTCTTCCATCACTTTATCTTCTTTCGAAGGAGTTTGAACATAGGATTCATACTCGTCTTCTTGCTCAACGACAGCACGAGCAGGATTCTTTTGACCCAGCACATACTTCAGACGCTTTTCAAGATCCTCATAGGACTTGAACTGATCGGGAGCAACGATTGCTGACAGGGAATACTCTTTCTTCCAAAGAGTTTCCAGAGCATCGTCATCATCCATCAAAGGAGCAGCAGAGTCAAACTCAGACTTATCATAGTTCCAATAACCTTCAACCTTACGAATCTTCAGGCGGAAGTTAGCACCACCCCAGAAATCAAAAGGATTGATCGGCTCTTCATCTTCAAATTCTGGTTGCATAGCATTCAGAATCTTGTCGAAAATCTTTTTACCGAACTTGAACAGGAACACTTTACCTTCGTTCTGAGGATTAGAGGGATCTTTCACAACGTAGATGTTGCTGTAGTAGTTCAGTTTGCGTTTCTGCTTACGCACGGTTTCTTTATCATTCTCGCTACCGCTGTTCCACAGTTCACGATTGTACTCCGACACAGGATCTTTTTGACCCAGAGTAGTCAGAGAGTTCTCAATGTACCAACCGCCAGGGCCTTGGAATGCATGGGAATACATCTTCACCCAAGGAAGATCTTCACCCTCAGGGGCAGGCAGGAAACGAATCACTGCAGAACCAACACCAGTTTTGTCCATTTCTGGTTTCCAGAAACGTTCATCTGCACCACCAGAACCAGTGCTCATTTTCTCAACTTCTTTCACCAGTTTTTCGGTGAGAGAACCAAGTTTAGATTGCTTTTTAAGATTAGCAAAAGACATGTGTACCTCGTGTAAATTGGATTTGGCCTTTGTGTACCCCGTTATTCTAGTCCTTCAGGTCGTTTTTGTCAATCTGCTCGCGCATCACGTCGATCAGTTTGGACATATTACCAAAAATGACGTTCATATCCACATTTTCGTCAAGACCCATCATCGTTGCAGATTCTGAGATCTTTTGCTTCATTGCTTTAGCTTCAGGATCATCAGAAAGACTCAAACGAGTATAAAGAACTTGTTGCTTGTTCAGTAATTTCTGAAGCAAGTCAACATGGTTGATTTTATCTTCCCGAGACATTTTAAAGAAACGAAATACATTGTGATATATTTCTTCTTGCATCTGGGAAATTTCTGCCATCTCAGAACGGACGACTTCAGATTCAAAAAAACTCATTGAGCACCTACTACGATTTCTTTCAAGATTTTTCTATAATGGAATACATCGATATTTAGAAAGGGAGAATACTTTTTCATTTTCAGACTCACAATCTCCCAAATCGGATCTTTTAACTTCT